CGGAAACCAAAAGAAGGCTTCCGGCGACACCGTACGGATTTGGCGTAACGTTTAGTTCACTCAATGTGAACCAAATCGCCACCATCGCTGCTCTTGGCATGTCCAAGTGGTAGCAACGCGGGCTAAGGTGTTCTACCTTAGTTTATTTACCCACGTTCCTAGGTAGTTCCTAGGATCCCTCAAGAAAGAGATGCTCCATGGCTTTTGCCGATCCTCAGTCAGTCACGATCAATGCAGTCGCGATCAGTCTTCCGCGTACTGGAATTGGCCCGAGTTCGGGCAATTTCACGTCTGCGGACAAGACCCTCGCTGAAGTCATTTCCCATCGCAATGCGAAGGGGCGTGACAACCGCATGATCCGATTCAACTACTCCAAGATTGCTCCCGACGTTTACACGTCGGACAACAAGCGCTACGACATGTCTGTTTGGCTTGTCGTAGATGTTCCGGAAACGGGTTTTACCGTAGCGGAACAAAAGCTCGTCACAGATGGCGTTCTCGCCTACCTGACAGCTTCGAGTGGTGCGAAGATGACCCAGCTTCTGGGTGGTGAGGTCTAGATAACTTCTGACCTCTTTCGCCTGAGGGAAACATTGGGGCTATGGATACCGATACCTTCCGTTAGGAGGGCCGTGTATGAAAAGCCTTATGTCTCTTTGGAGAGAACTGGCAGACGAATCTGCCAGTTGGTGCCACACAAGCGCCGCTGACGACTACAAAAAGCTCGTCAGTCGGACTGAAGCGGAGGGGTTATCGTTTTTGACGATAACTTTGCCCAAGTACTCTAAGGATTTAGAACGATCTTTAGAGTTTGGCTCCATTGCCCCCGGTTCTTTTCGCGAATTTGCGAAGAAGAACGGTCTCCCCCTATTTTTAGGAGGTTTCCTGGCGCAAATCTTCAGTTCTAATGGTACTTTGCTTGACTCGCCCAACGTGGACTGCATCTTAGCGATTCGTCAGCTAACGCTGATGTTCGCCAAGATAGATCTGGAATGTACACAGTACAGAACAGATCTCGCCATTGCGGGTTACATCAAGTGTGAAGAGGAAATAGCACGAGCAGAAACTGATATCTCAGAGGAATTGCTTCCCCGATTCCAGAGATCTGCTCGTTTGCTTTGGTCTGAGGCATTCCAATGCCTCGATGAGTCCATCTTTTATGGTGAACTCATTCCAAAGCATGGGCCAGGTGCTACAGCTGACGGACTGAGAGGAAACTCAAAGTTCGATCAGCGGGAGTGGCCCCTGCGACTTGAGAGTGTGTTTCCGTATGGAGATTACGCTTTCCCTTCGTGGCGTTTGTACGACCATGAAGATCCTGCCATATTCCTCGAACCCGGTGCAGAGCGACCTGTAAAGGTCATCACTGTACCTAAAACTCTCAGCAAGC